TAAATTAGTTTCCTGTGGCATGGCTTATTAGAATTGCAAAACAACCTTAATGTCTTCTTTTTGACTCTTAGACCTTGTAATTGATGGTCTATTATCAACATAAATTATGTTTCCTGAATATTTTTGAACTTCAGGATTTGATACTCCTTCAAAAAAATTCTGTCCAAGATTATATGTGTTATTATTTATAGTGGTTGTTATACCTGTAAAATTATTATCAATGGACAAAGGAATTGATCCCCCGGATATCGTCAAACTTCCGCCAGTTTCAAAATCGGATGTAAATCTATGCATCCTATATCCATATTGTGGTGTTCTTTGTGTTCCATCAGTATTAAAACCAACAGTTGCTTTATCTTGCCAGTATTTTAATACTCCAGTTTCTCTATCATAAGAAACAACTCTTCCAACAGCAGTGCTTCCAAGACCAACAGTTTGTGTTATAAAAGAATCAAATTCAAAAGAAGCTGAACTGTATCCAACTCCAGTTAATTTCAATGCATATAAAGAACTAACCTTATCCGCAGTTAATAAAGATGTATTCGATCCAAATTGTGTTGGATTTTGTACAATACCTATTCTAGCAACTTGGTTTCCAACTATAAAATCTGGATTTGTTGTATCATTTTCTATTCTTGTATATAAAAGAACATTAGTAGAACCAAGTTCTCTATAGATATTGAATCCATGCCCACCAACTGGTGGAATAATTACATCGAATTGTGGTGGAATTGTTGCAGATGCTAAGGATGTACTAGAAATATCAACTCTACCATGAGTATAACCTTCACCACCGGAGGCTATTGTTATTGTATCTACCTTTGAATCATTATTGATAACAATTGTTGCAGTTGCTCCACTTCCATCTCCCATAATTGGAACATCTGTGAAAGTAATTCCACCAGTTCCTAATCCAACCCCTCTATTTTTTATAGTTATAATTTTTATCTGACCACTACTTTCAGCATTGTCTCTTATTGGTGCATGAGTTGCACTCGTCTCCCAATCTCTAGGGACGGGAATGAAATTAATAGAATCAAATTTAACAATATCTGCTGGTTTAATAGTGAACAAATATTTCCATATATAACCATCACCACTATCTCCAGCAAGTTGAGGTTCTAAATCCGTAAACAATGGCTCATCCAGCGATGGTTTACCATTTGGTGTCTCTGGAGTAGTACCATTTTGCAAACAAATATAAACCCTATAATCAGAGTTCATAACATAAAAATTTGAAGAATATAGACTGGTCGCGTTTGATGGTCGTGCTAAATTTGTCCTACTAATATCATGACGATACATATCATAAGTTGTTCCAGATGTCCAAGTTATTTTGCGTATTACTTGTCTTATATCGCTAGCTGGAATTTTTTTAAGAGCAATCATTGTATCCCAATAATCAAATTCTTGCTCAAAAGAATCTCTTGGAGCGGGGGGAGTAGCATCCCAAGTTGATGAAACATCGGTAGGATTGGGTAATCCTATAAATGCATAAAAAGAATTATTTTCTGTATCATCCGCAAGATTCAAAAAATTTTGAGCATTAAGTATTCTAATTTGATCAGTTATAATAGCAGACATTTTTGTAACTTTTCTAATTATTTATGAGAGGTAATTTCGATATTTTAATGAATTTGTTCTTCTAACTATTGCTGAAGTTGAAATTCCAAGCAATCCATTATTTCTATAAATTGAGTATTCTTCGGGGTATGGTCTAGTTACGTTTGTTAACTTACCATAAGAATATTCTCCAAAGAAAGATCTAGTTAAGAACGATGTTATTCCAATATTATTAAGATCTTCAACTACTGTAACGACTTTAGTGTGGTCTTCAATTATTAAAGTAGCACCAATAGCAACTGTTGTTGATCTCCCAAGTCCAACTGAGAAAGAACCATATCTTGTTAAACTTGCAATAAAATCATCGACTAAAACTGTATACGGAATATCGGTAATTAAATCATGAACTTGATATACATTATTGATATATTCAGTTCCAGTTACTAAAGGTGATCCATCCAATTCTAAAGAAGTAATTCCATATCCAATATTGGTTTCTTTAACAATAAAGAAATCGCCTGTAGAAATTCCACTATATGTAATTTGCTCTTGAACAATAGATGCATCTTTAAGTGGTGAATTTTCTGGAATAGTAAACTCAAATACAAGTCCAACCGAAGAAACTCCAACTGTTGTCGTACCAATTCCAGTGATGAGTCCAAAATCTCCAGTATAATCAACCTTATACGCTACTTCTCCTGAAGGATTTGGTGGAGATACTAGAACTATAGGTGGTGATGAATTACTATATCCAGAACCACCATCATCTATACCAATAAAGGTAACTTTTCCACCAGATACTGTTGCTGTCGCTAAAGCAGTACTTCCAGAACCAATCGGGTTTGAAATAGATACAGTTGGTGTTGTGTTGTATCCAAGACCGGAATCAATTATAGATATCGCAGTAACAATTCCTGATGAATTAACTGCAGCAACAGCTAAACATTCTCTAGTTTCATCTTGAGTTACAATATCCACAGTACTGATATACTTATCAGTTGTATTTTCCTTCTTATTATCAAAGAATGTCTTCACACTTTCGACATATATCGTTGTTGATGCTGTCCCAACATCATAAATTATATTTGTTAATGGGTTAATTTGTGCTTCATAAAGATCTCTATCTTTCGTAATAGCAATACCGTCTACAATAATATCAGTAGACTGTTTACACCAGTTAACTGGTCTATCCAAGAATGGATCAGCTGATATTCCTCGTCCACCATATAAAAATGTATCAACGGAATCGGTAGAGGTTATGTCTTTTACTGATCTATCATCTTGGTCTTGAATTGGAATATCACTATGTACAGTTACAATGTCTCCAGATTTAACGGTTTCTAAAATATCAACCTCTTCAACGTCAATACTTCCAGTTCCTCTATAGAAAATAATTTTACATTTATCTCCAAAATTTGGTGGTTCACTAAACCTAATAACACTTCCACCTTTGAATGTGTATCCTTGACCAGGAACCTGAAGAATATCGTTGATAAAAATTAATAGTGTTGATTGTACATCAATTAATGATCCTGTAGATGCTTTAATTGATTTTCTTATCCCGTCGAATTTTATTGGGAATCTGGTTGTAACCCCATCAAATAGATTGCTTATATCATCAATAACCTGAAGATCTCCAATTGTCCATCCAGTAAACTCGTCGGTGTCTGTCTTAGTTACAGTTATTTCAAAATTCTCAAAATATTGAGTAGTTGGTAAGGATAAAGTTGGTTGTGAATATGGAGATTGTACAGTTGGAGTGTATGCAGTTCCCAATCCAATGATTGTTGTAATAATACCAACATAATTTGAAATTGCAGAAACAACATCAGAACAACAATTTGAGCTATATGTCGATGGATTGCAAGATTCATCATAATCAATTGAAAGATCTTTTACTTGAGTTACTGAACTAATTGTTGGTTGATACGAAGTCGGAACAGTTATATTATTAACAATATAAGATGATATTCCAGCAATATATTCGTATGCAGCTATAGTTTCTGTTGATTCTCCAGAAACGTAACTGGTTCCTGCATTCCAATATGATAAACCAGACTGTACTGAATAATAATTACCACCAAACGCTAAATCTTTTGCAATAGCATCGACAATATATCCGATGTCTCTCTTACATACTGTTTCATCATAATCTGGATTTGATAATATGGATGGATATGTAGTTGTAACAAATCCAATAGTTTCATTTTTAATATATTCTTTGTTAACTGCTATTAGATTTCCACCATCGATAAATCTCCCTCTATATTCTCTAGGGATTCCAGTTGTTCCACCAACAGATACTGTAAGAACATTGTTAATTTCATATCCATGACCAATATTTGTAAAGTTAAAATCAATAACACTAGATCCTTGTCCTACTACTACGTCAACTCTAGCTTTCACTCCAGTGGTTCTACCAATAGAAGTCGGTGCATATTCCAATTCTATATTAGAATATGAAAGTGGACTATCAAATACAACCAAAGGTGGATTTGAATGTGTGTATCCAGAACCTGGATTTATAATAGATACACTTTGAACTCTTCCATTACTAAT